ATCTGCGGCTGGCTCCGCGTCCAGGTCCATGCCAGCAGCGGCATCGGCTATATCAAGATCGTCCGCATCAGGAGCGGCATCCATTTCTTTTTCATCGTCGCGGGCCATGGGATGATCCATTTCCTCTAAATCTCTTTCTTCGTCGTCTCGGCCATAGACCTTCATGCCCATGCCTTCTTCGACTTCTTCATCGCGTTCATCGCGTTTGCCACAATGTGCTTCTTCAATAGACTCTTCAACCTCTTCTACTACAAGGCCGTCGACAAAACCATCACTAAGTTTGTCAATCTCTGCCAATTTCATAAAGCGGCGAATTGTACCCTCATTTAAAAGATTTTTCTTTGAATTGCTCATTAATTTACTCCTTATAACTCCAAGCTTTCGTATATTAAATAGTATATTAAAACAGAAAAATACTTTTTTAGTAAGCTTTATCTTTGTCTAGCAATCTCACAACTCTCATGGCTGCTCGATCTTGTATTTGCTTTACCCTTACAAAACTAATACCCATCCTGTCGGCTACTTCTCGTAATGTCAATTCACCGGTGTGGTTGTTTTTAACTGCATGTAAAGTACAGTTAAAATCTTCATCATAATCAATCCACAACCTACAATCTTCACAAGGACAACTAGTATTTAATTCTTCACATCGTTTTGCACATTCTCTCATAAGTCTGGATGTTCCTCCTCCAATAAATCAAATATACTATCTATTTCGCCTTCATTAAGTCCATATTCAGACTTAACTTCTTTTTCTTTTTTGCTTGCTTTCTTAATTTTCTTTCTCTTGTTTTCACTACGAAGCTCATTGTCGGACATATATTGGTCCAAAAAAGCCATAAAGTGTTCATTTTTCTCCAAGTAAGCAGTCACAACCGCCCTGAAGAACTCAGATTGTTTCATACCCTCGTACTGTAACCTGATTCTCAGGTCGGCGTGACGTTTGTCAGAATCATAGAATGAAATCTTCTTGTATTCTTTGCCGTATTTTACAGGTTCAAACTTATCAGACATTATTGCCTCAAGATGTGAGTTGAACTCTCAACCTGACCAGATACTGTCTGCCTGATGAATTCAGCCTTAGCTTGCAAGCCAAAGATTGTTCTAGAACCTGAATAAGATAAACCACTACGAATACCATTCGCAAGATCATCTAAAATTGACTTAACTGGACCCTTGGTATCGACTGTGGTGGATACACCCTCATTTGAGGAAAAGGAACCTCTCCAGTCTTTCTGGGCTTCTTTCGATGCCATACCACGATAAACTTTATATTCTTTACCCTTCTTGCTTTTAAACACTTCACCTGGTGTTTCATTTGTTCCTGCCAAAAGAGAACCTAGAATAACAAAGTCTGCCCCAGCAGCAAGTGCCTTAACAATATCGCCAGCGGTGGTGATACCACCGTCAGCAATAATTGTTGCATCACATTCAGACTGAGAACAATCTAAAACTGATTGAAACGTGGGCATGCCGTGACCTGTTTGAATTCTTGTAGAGCAGATAGAACCACCCCCAATACCAATACGAACACTATCAGCGCCCCATTTTGAAAGACGCTCATAGGCTTCTCTTGTCGCAACATTGCCAGCCATTACGTGGACCTCTTCACCGTAGGTGTTCTTAAGTCTTTCAATGGCTATTTGCATATGTAGATGATCACCGTGAGCAACATCTAAACAGAAGATACGAATGCCAGCATTGTATAAAGCAGCAACACGGTCAACGAAATCTCCGGTAATACCAACTGCAGCTGCCCTAACGCCTTCATAGCTGATCATCTCAATCTGTTCTGGAATAGAACAATAACGATGGATAATGCCCAGCCCTCCTGCCTCTTCCATGGCCAAAGCCATTTCGGTCCCAGTGACTGTATCCATTGGGCTAGAAATAATTGGAAGCGTGTATGACTTGTTTCCCAGCCTACTTTCTAAGTTTACTTCCGACCTACTCTTGATATCTGAGTGTTGTGGTACTAGCAATACATCATTATATGATAAACATTCTTTCATTCTTTTTCCTCATATTTTTCAATCAATCTATCCAAATACCATCTGGCCTTTTTAAGGTCTTCCAAAGGCTTGGCTTTGTGTTTGTGACGAGACACATATTTGATTATGTTTCCAATTGTGAAATTGAAATCCCAACTGTCTATATAATCAATCACCTCAATGCCTTTGTTATAGTGATTGGGGTGGTCAATAGCCTCTTTTTCTGAAGAGGGTTCTCCTTGGTCTTTTGAGAATTCTGGCTCAAGGTCAAAACCCACATATCTATCTTCAACGTTCTTCACTCTCTCCCTCTTCAGGTTGCTCAAAATGCTTGATTAGATCGTCACTTCCTCCAACAAGCATCGGATGTGGCACCGGCTTCTCTGCCCATGGTTCTTTCTTATGAACAACATATTGAACAATTGGCACGGTGGTCATCTGGTTTTGTTGTTTGACTGCCTCCAAAAGTTCTGGATTGTGTGTCAAATTGCCAACCATGAATGGTTGCTTTTGCTCTCTCAGTGTTCCAATTGCTCGATCGCAGTAGGAACATCCATCCTGTGTGTATACGATATAATAGTCTTTCATCTTGCCTCCATTGTTTTGATGATAGTTTGTGGTTGTGATTCGAAGACCACAACCGCTGATGGGAATGGTGCGCTGTTGGCACTCCCACCAAACTTAAGTCTTCCTTTAACAAAGTGTATTTCTTTTGCTTTCATACAATATTCGTGCCAGTATCTTGTGTCTGTTCTGGCTGGAATAAGGCAGACAACTCTTGTGCCTGGCTTTAGCGATTCCATATACGCTTTTCTCATCCACGTCGAGATCTCGCGACCATAGGGTGGGTTCATGAACACTGTCTGACCATCCCAGTCTTTAAATAGGCCATCGTCCTGTTGTGTGAAATAAGTATCACATTTAGCCGTTTCATCCGTTGCACAAGGATCAAGCGTAAACGGCCCTAGGGCTCCATTTAATTTATCAAAGAAATCTTGTGGTGTTTCCCACTCATTCGATTTTGAACTGAACATCACATCTTGTGTTTGTTTATCCATCTGTGCTCCCCAGTGCCCCATCTCCTCTGTTGCTGTTGGTGTAAGCTCGCGAGTAAAGTTCATCAAGTTCATATTCAACTGGTCGGACGCAAACAACTGGAATGATAACGCCTTGTGCAATCCTTGTGCCGGGCTCGACAGTTTGTGCCTCTGTTCCAATATTATGAAGATTAATGAATACTTCCCCATTATACCCAGCGTCAACAACGTGGGCTCCAACAATCAGTGAGCGTTTCGCTGCAATACTTGAGCGGTTCATAACCTGGAGCATATATCCGTGTGGTACTCCAAACTTCAAGCCGGTTCCACAGATTACACTACCGCCTGGTTCAATAGTAATGGCTTCTCCATCTTCAGGTGAAAACGCCAAGTCCATACCTGCATCTGACGGGTTTGCTCGTCGTGGTGCCAATGCCTCTTCTCTAATCTTGTAATACTCAATGTACATTTTCCCTCCTTATCTTGCTTAAAAGTCTTGAATTTAAATCGCCACGGGCCTGTATTTCTTCTTGAATTTTACTTTCAGATTTTTGCTCAGACAAGCCTCCCTCTATCGTCGTTATAAGGTTTACCGCATTCAGAGTGAATGCTGTTTCCTTTTTAACTCCCAAAGATTTTTGCAACACCCCATTATTATAAACAACACCGAGCCATGTCGGATGTTGAGAAAAACAGGTTAAGTGAATTTTTCTTCCGATTAGTTGAAACGTAGCTGGTGGTATTTCTTCTTGTTTATCATGGCACCATTCCATGGTGTAGTGAGTGGTAGAACCCCTAGTTTTGCGAGTTTTCTTTCTGTCTCTAGGTTTCGATTTGCCGTCACCCTTGTTAGAGTCCGAGTTAGTCTGGTCTTGAGATTTTCTTTGCTCTACATCCATATCGCGAGAGGGCGTAACAGGCTTAGAAAGCTTTTTCAGCATTCGATTACAATCCTTAGTAATCTCCTCATCATCAACCGGTTCGGATTGCTTCTGCTTTACCCAATCTTCAATAAGTTGCTCCAAACCACAATCCTGCAATAGAAAGTTTTTAAGGGCCAAACCCAAGCGGTGCTTTTCTGTTACAATTTTATTTGGAGTTACAGGCGCTTCTTCCGTATCAACCAGATCTTTTGCACACAAATCAATGATTACTGCAAACTTTGGGAAAAGGTGTTGCTGTTTGTAATAGTTTCCAAGCATATCTTCTCTCAAGACATCTGTTCCATGAATTCTGCCATCAAAAGAAAGATTTATCCTTGGGAAAGTATGCCTGTCTTGTGTACCTTTCTTGGGATACTTTACAGCCCTTATTTTAACTTTTGTCGTATTTCCATACTCCAGGGGAAAATCAAACTCATCTTCCAACAGTGAAAGAGTATCAGGAAGATCCATGTGTAGAGGATCCTCAAATTTAACAGATCTGTCATTATAAACAATATTAAGCCCAGTGCTCTCGTGTACTCCGTAATAAATCGAACCGACAGTGTTTTTTAATTTCTCTGACAGCATGTAATCAGATAACTCTTTCTCTTTAAAGAGAAGTCCTTCCATTACTTGAAGAGTACCTGTCGTCACACCACTTGGTGCATGCTTGTCCCACATTTTTTCAAAACGCTTTCTTGTTTCACGGGAAATGCGCGGATCCGAAATACAAAAAGCTGGTGTCATATACTCTGTGTTTGCTGTATCATAGATTGCAACAATAAGAGCACTATCACCTGCTGGTCGACACAGAATATATGTGTGCGTAGATAAATTTAGCAAAGCATTCTTCCATCCCCACCCAAAAATATTGTAAATACCACCATTATGATTTCGTTTCATGGTTAAAAAATTCTTGAGATCTTCTGGGGTTGGAATACTATGCCCATCATCATGATAGATAAGAGTTTTGCCGTCACAATTAATCGTTATTTTTTTTGCGCCAGCTGAAGTAGAATTGTCAAGCAACTCCCCCATGCTTGCACTCACTGCATCTGGATTAATATTTCGAATAACCCTAACCAAAGTCGAGGCTTCGGGACTTGTATCGTGATAACACGACTCCGGTATTTCATTCTTAATCTGTTCTAAACTTTGTAGTGACATATTTCTCCTTAAGGTAAAACTCTAAAGTTTTGTTTGATTGAATAAGTGCTGAATCCCCAGTTTGGATCATATTTCAGCTTAGCCATATATGGCTTATTTAATTGTACATTATCGCCTGGTCTAACATTCCAGCAACGGATCGTTGTTGCTTTTGATGTGTCATCAATCACATTCACAACAAGATAGTCTCTTCCATTCTTTGATGTCTTTTTAATAACCTCTCTTGCAATAAACCAACAAACTGGTACATCTGAATCATACTCACTGATCGATGGAATACATTGATTTTCCAGTTTGTTCCTAGTATCATCACTTAAGATCATATCAAGTGGAAACACTCCTGTCAAGGAAGAAAGATAATCAATCTTCTCTTCTTTGGAAAAATCCCCTTCTGCAGCGTATTCCAGAATCTTTTCGTTTAGTTTTTTCTTATTTTTGGGCCTCTCGATAATAATAGATGACCAGAAATGTTTCAGGCCAGTGAATCTTTCATCCATCAAATCATTCAAAGCTTGACTACGGATGAGGACATCTATTGCCTTCTTATTTAGTTTAGAATAAACAATATCCTCATTAAAAATAAATTCTTCAATGTTTTCAAATGGACGATTATCTAGAATCTGTGCAATAGCAGCCTCACCCAAACCCTTCACAGAAGTCAATGGCTGGATAAGAGTCTTGCCATCTGGAGATATCTCCCAGACTGTCCCTGATGTATTTACATCGAGCGGCTTGATATTAAAATTAAAAGACTTCGCAATATTGATTGCCTTCTCCTTTCTCTTCTCGGGCTCTTTGTCCAAGAACGCAGCCATCCACTCTGCGGGATAGT